GTGCAGGTAAGGCGTTGTTAGAGGAGTGTGCGTTATTGCAGATTGATGAGGACAAAAGTCCTGAGTACAATACGGCTGTTGTAATCATCAGAGATGCTCTTATGGCACCGTTCCAACAAATATTATCAAACGCAGGTTTAAAGCCATCAGACGTATATCCCGTTGGTATAGAGTTAGGGCATGGGTATAATTTGAAAACAAAAGAGTTTGGCGACTTGATAAAGATGGGTGTTATTGACCCGTTGAAGGTAACGCGTAGCGCACTTCAAAATTCAGTATCTGTTGCTGTAACAATCTTGAGCACCAATGCAATTATAACAATGGCTCGTTCATACGAGCAAATATAAATAGCTATGCAACCAATAGGGAAATTTTTAGTTATCAAAATAGTTGAAGAAGAATTGAAAACACAATCGGGCATGATATTATCTGCCGAAGATGCGAATCAATTCAGATACAAACGCGCTATTGTTTTGGCATCAGGGACTGATGTGTTAAACATAAAGAAAGACGATGAGATATACTATGACAAGAGCCATAGTTTCACAATGCTAATCAACGGAGAGCAGTGTACGATTATTCGGGAGACTGATGTCGTCGTTGTTTTATAGCTTCGTTCATCTTGATGATCATATCGCGATACACTCTATCGGTATATGACACATTCTTTAAAAACATTCTATTAAATGAATTACTAGTGGGGATCTCTTCCCCACTTAGTTTTCTATATAGGGACTGAATTACTCTAGTGGCTTTGATTGAGAGTTTGTATGTAGCCTTTCTAGTTCCCATTTTGAAAACTTCAATCCACCCTCTTTTTCTTAGGCTTTCAAATCTATTTATATCCCAATCTAGTAGGGTATCGAACTCTGCAAACTTTGCTCTATCAAAATATTTTTCAGAGTATAAGAAAAACATCATGTCAAGGTCTGACTGCGTTAGTTCATATTTAACTTTTGCAAATTGGCGAATTACCCTCCAATATTTCATGTAATCTTCTTGATTTGATTTCATTTGATTTTTTTTTATATATTTGCTACAAAGTTATTGAATAAATAATATGAAAACAAACATAAAAAGACCCGATACTCCATTAGCAGCTACACCGGAACCAATGCCTGTTAGCTCAGGATTGCAACCTAATAATCAATTGGGATCAATGCCTACAAATAAATTTCAAGCTACTGCTGATGCGGCTATAAGACAAATATCTGAGATGGCTGCTGCCAAGGAGGCTTCCAAAGCAGCTCAACAAGCTCAACAAGCTCAACAACAACCTCAACAACAATAGTTATGCCACAAGAAAAACCAAAAAGAAAGGACATTCCATTAGGACCTACGCCTGAATACGATAATATGATAACAACCCAAAGAAGTGGGTTCAAGGATAGACCATATATACCTACAGCTACAGATACTTCGTATTACAAGCAAGGTTTTAGTAGAGCGGTAGAAGGAAAATCTATTTTACCGGGTTATGACATGAAAACAAAACAAGGCATGCGTGGATATAAAGAAGCTACCGACAAAGGTTTAAATCCTAGAAGAAGATAGTCATGGCAGATAAAAAAGAAAATAGAGACACACCATTAGCAAGAACACCGATAGTTACAACATCGGTGACTATATTGGATGATCTTCAGAAAGCATCAGTTGCTAGATTGAAAGCTAAAAGAGAGGAAAGAGCCGCAGAAAAAACCAAGGTAGAGAGAAAAACTCATACAGGCGGAGGTAAACTTCAAGGATTGGCATCTCTAAAAAACACGTTGGGTAAACAATACCATAGACCAACAACTGAAACAATTCAAAAAAGAGTAAAAAAAAATAACACATAAAACTAAACAAAAATGAAAAAATCAACACCAAACTTACCGGCATCATCAAAATTGAAAGCACCTGCAGCAGCAGCAAAACCTGCTATCAAAGGAATGGCTAAACCTTCAATGAAAAAGAAATAATGGCTAAAACAAATTTTAAAAAATCATCGGGTAGAGATTATCCATTATCTCCAACTCCAACTATTTCTGAAAATAATAGAAAAGCAATTAATGATACTATAAGTGAAATAAATGCTAACAGAAAATCTTCAGAAAAAGATTATGTTGAAAACAAACGGAAATCACAATTAAATTCTGCTAATGAATATTCTCAGTATATTTCAAAACAAAATAAAAAAAGTGATTTTGATAAATATTATAATTCTAACATTTAAAAAGAAATAATGGAAAAAAATACTCCAAACTTGCCGGGTTCATCTCGTTTGCAAGGACCAAGCACAACCGACAACACTAGAGTTTCAGTGAAAATAGCAGGTGGTATGTCAGGTAGCGGTAAAGGAACTGTTCAAAAAGTTCTAAATATCGCTAAAGGAAAAGGAATGAAAAGTAATAACTCTTATTGTTAATCAAGATGGCAAAGAAAAAAGAAGATACTGTAGAAGAAACTACAGTTGTAGAGACTACAGTAGTAGTAGATGAGACTCCTGTTGTAGAGACAGTTGAAGTTGATAAGTATCCGGGACACAATACAAGAGCATTCAGACGATAAGCCATGGCTGATAAGTCTAAAATGCAATGTAACCGCCCGACTGCTTCGGACAGACCGGGGAAGAAAAAGATGGTAAAAGCTTGTAGTGGAGGAACAGAGAAACTCCTCCACTTCGGAGCTAAAGGCTATGGTAACAACTATTCTGCTGCAGCTCGTAAGAGTTTTAAGGCAAGACATAGTTGTGATACAGCAAATGATAAGTTAACCCCAAGATATTGGGCGTGTAAAAATCTATGGGCAGGGCCGGGAGGTTCTACCACAAGTAATCCTAGTAACCGTAGAGGAAAGTACTAATGAAAAAAGTAATTGCAAAAGCGAAAGAATACGAGTCTAAGAAATCATTAGATGGTAAGATGAAGTTTCTAAAAGGAAATGTAAAACCACTTGTTAAAAAGAAATAGTATGAATAGAGATTATCCATTAGCGCCAACAGATTTTGGAGACCAAGAGAGACAAAAAAATCCATTAAACAAAGGAAAAGCAATTAGGGAAATGAGACCTGTTGCAAAACAAAATCCTGATGGGACTAGAGAATCTCATAAAATGGAGTGGGTTGGAGATCCTTCAAAAAAAAGAGGTAAGTTTGGTGTGTATCCAAGTATTACTCCAAAACCGGGGGAAGAAAAATCATCTGATCCTAAAGATTGGACAACCCAAACAGCTAAAGAAGCTGCTGCTAAAGGAGAGTTAATTGAAGTAAATTCTAAAAGAAGAGCTGAGAAATTAGCAGCGGGATCTTGGAAAAAAGGCGAAGATAGGAGAGAAGCTATGAAAGAATATCGCGATAACAAAAGAGCTGAAAGAAAATCAAAAAAATAATAAGATGCCAAAAGATGCAGAGAAAACAAAAGTAGGCATGGGTAAAAAAGTTTCAAAAATTTAATATCTTTACAAAATGAAATCACAAGGATTAGGAGACACAATTGAGAAAGTAACTGCAGCTACAGGGATTAAAAAGGCCGTTGAGTTTGTTACTAAAAAATCAGGAAAAGAATGCGGTTGTAACGCAAGAAAAGAAAAGTTAAACGATCCAAACTTATTAGTAAACAAAATATTATATAACAAAAATTAGAAACAATGTCAGTATTCAAAACAACATTTTCAAGAGCATTACAAGTATTTCCAAGTTCAAATTGCGATATACCTTTTCCTAACGTAATAACTTCAGGAGCAGCAACGGCATATCTTATAGATTCATTAGAAGATAATACAGCAGATTTTATAGCGTTAAACATAAAAGCAGGAGATATTGTTTACAATATGAACAACACTCAAGGCGCTACAGTAATTAGTGTATTAAATGCTACTAAAATTCTGTTAAATGCAGATATATTTTCCGCGGGAGGAGAAAGTTATACCATTTATCAAGCATCACCTCAAACAGGTCTTGGTAATCAAGGGTGTTATCTTTATATTCCTGAAGATGGCGGTAGTTATGAAGTTATAACTATAGGTGGAGATAATGTTACATTTGCAAAACCACAAATTGGATTAGTTTTACCTATTCAGGTTAAAAGATTAATTTCGGGAGGTGGTCCCTGCATAGCTCTTTGGTAAGATGGCAAAGATTAAACAACAGGAGAGTGCTTATCAAGCTAAACCAAAAAAGTCAGGTGTAGCATCTAAGACAAAAACGAGTACCCTTAAAACGAGTAAGAACTACGTGAAAGCGTATAGAGGACAGGGAAGATAATGAAATATATCAATTATATATTGTCATCAATAGTATTATTATTTGTGCCAATACAAGGACTTTTAATAGCTGTAGCTGCGGCAATATTGCTAGACACTTTTACAGGAATATTTAAAAGTGTAAAATTAAAAGGTTGGGGTAGTATTCGTAGCAGAGTTCTATCAAATATAATATCAAAGATGGCGTTATATGAAGTATGTATTTTATTTTTATTTGTTATTGATAAATATGTTTTGAATGAATTTATAATTAGGTCATTTGGTATAACATATATGTTTACAAAAATATGTGCTATACTTTTAATTTTTGTAGAGTTGGTATCTATAAAAGAGAACATAGAAGAGACTTTTAAAATTGACATTTGGAAACTATTAAAAAGAGCCTTTCTTAGAGCAAAAGAAGTTAAGAATAATATTGACGATATTGCATAATCTATGAAAAATCTACCTAAAGAAGAGTTATTGAGTCGTCTTGAGGCTATTAACAGAAGTAATGCTATTATTTATTTTGATTTAGAGGGATTTATATTAGGAGTAAATGCCATCTTTTTAAAAACAATGGGTTTTCAAGAAGATGAACACGAAAAACTTATTGGAAAACATCATAGTATATTTGTTAGTTATGATTACTCAAAATCAGACGAATATATAAAGTTTTGGGAAACATTAAGAGGGGGTGCATTCTTTGAAGGAGAGTTTGAAAGAAAAAAAATTGATGGAAGTCCAATATACCTTCAAGCAACTTATAATCCAATCTTTGATGAAAACAATGTCATTACCAAAATAATGAAGATTGCTACTGATATTACAGAAATGGTCAATAGCAAAAACAAGATTGATGCTTTATCTAAAGATTTACAGATTGAATTAGAAAACTCTCAAAAACTTAAAGATTCAATAGAGATAGAAAAAGATGCTGCTCTAAATGATTTAGATTTAGTATTGAAAAAGAGTCAAAATGAATTAATAAAAGTAATTGTCAAATGTGCTTTGGCAGTTATATTGGGAGTTGGAATTATAACTACTATGTTATATTGGGCAGCTATTATAACAAATAAAGAAACTCAAATCATTGGATCAACATGGAGTAATATGTTTAGTGTATTATTAACTAATGCATTTTCAATAGTTGGTACAATCATGGGTATTAAATATGCCACGCAAGAAGGCAGTAATAAATAAAAAACAATAAAATGAGTAAGATTTCAGAATTTCAAGCTGCCAATGGATTAACAGCTGATGGTATTTTAGGTAAAGCAAGTTTTTCTAAAATGAAAGAATTGTGGAAGGTAACAGATGAGCAATTAGCTCACATATTAGGACAATGCCATCATGAGTCTGCAGGATTTACAGCTGACACAGAAAATTTGAATTATGGTGTAAAAGGGTTGGTGTCAATATTTAAAAAGTATTTCCCTACAGAAGCATTAGCGTTACAGTATGAAAGAAAACCTGAAAAGATTGCTAACAAAGTATATGCATCAAGAATGGGTAATGGAGATGAAGCAAGTGGCGATGGTTGGAAATTCAGAGGAAGAGGAGCTCTTCAATTAACAGGTAAAGATAATTATAAAGAATTTACAACTTTTATTAAAGAAGATTGTGTTGCTAATCCAAATCTTGTTAAAGATAAATACTTTTTAGAGAGTGCTTTATTCTTTTTTAATAAGAATGGACTTCTTCCTTTAGCTACAACTGTTACGACTGATTCTATTACAAAGATTAGTAAGCGTGTAAATGGCGGAACTCATGGATTAGAAGATAGAATTGCACAGACAAATAAATTCTATAAACAAATAAAAAACTAATGAGAAAAATAATTATTCTGTCCCTAATTTTGTCAATATTTGGGACGAGTTGCGCTTCTAGGAAAGTAAACATAGAAAAAGTAGATTCTGTAGTTAAATCAGATAGCACTTCAGTAACAAAACAAGAAGTAATTACTACTCAAAATAATCACGTTAGTGTTGTTACAGATACTGACGAAATAGAGATAAGTCCGATATCTGATACAATTCCTATGATTGTGAATGGAATAACGTACAAAAACGTAAAAATAAGACACAAAAAAACAAAAAAGGTGTTAGTAGATACTACAAAAATAAAAGTGTCTGAAAAAGCCTCAATTGAAACCACAGTTAAGAAAAGCGCAAAAATAGAGATGGTAAAAAAAGACATCGACAAGAAATCAAATAATTGGTGGTGGCTTTTAATTTTGTTGCTTATTGGATTAGGATATTACACTTACAAAAGAATAAACAAAACATTACTTTAAAATTTATATATTTGTACAATTAAATTAAATCAAAATGGAAACAGTAACACAAGAAGAATTAGGAAAAATTCAAGAATTAAACGCAGAGTTTAACAAAGTAAAAATGGCAATTGCTGATGCTGAATTGCAAAAGCAAACATTAATTAGAATTGTTGATGAGATTAAAGCTCAATTTTCTGCACACGAAAAGTTATTAATCGAGAAATATGGAGCTAATGCTGTTATCAATATCCAAACAGGAGAAGTAACACAAAAAACAGAGTAATTATGACACCGGGAAAACTTATCGGAACGTTGTTCCAATCAAGAGATGCAATGCACATCGCACACCTTCAAACAACATCGTTTGCAGAGCATAAAGCATTAAACGCTTATTACGATGGGATTCTTGATTTGACTGATAAGTTTACTGAAGCATACTTTGGTAGAAACAAAAGAGTTGAAATAGTTATTCCTGAGTCAAAAAATACAGATGCTACTTCTCATTTAAAAGAACTGCGTTCAACTCTTGATACTGAGAGAAACAATTATCCATCAGAGTTACAAAACATTATAGATGAGATGATTGCTTTGGTAGACAAGATTTTATATCTATTAACTTTAAACTAAAATAAAATGGCAAAGATTAGTACATACCCTGACGCGATACCTCCTGCATTAGATGATTATGTTATTGGAACAGATGTTAGTAATTCTGACGCAACAAAAAGTTTTATTATTGCAGATGTACTTGCTTTAGGAGATGGATATAAAGTGTATAGCGCTCTTATTAGTTGTACTAATAGCTCAACCGTTACTGCAAATGTTTTAAAAAATAATATAGGATCTATAGTATGGAGTAGAAATTCAATAGGTAATTATTCAGCTACTCTTGCTTCTGCTTTTACAATAGGAAAAACAATAGCTATAACAAATGTAAATAATGGATATCTTATTATTGCTCCTTCTACAACAAATGTTAGCGCTAATGTGATTTCTGTACAAACAAATCTTTCATCTTCGGGAGCTTATGTAGATTACATAGAGAACCTTTATGTAGAGATTAGAGTTTATAATTAAAAATACAATACATAATGTCGAAGATAGCTACTTACTCCTTAGCGGACACACCTTTACAATTAAGCGATAGGTTAATAGGGACAGAAGCTCCTCGACCAACACCATCAGCTACTCCTCTTGCGACAAAGAACTTTTCGTTAGGGGAGTTGTTGAATT